TTTGGATGAAGGTCGTTGGGCATGGCCAGAATCAGATAAAGATATTAATAAGATAGTTAAGGTTTTGAAGACTAAGAAATTATCTTATAAAGATGCTCAAAAATCATTATTTGGTATTTTAGGTGATGATGATCTATGGGATGAAGTTTGGGATTACGTTGTTAAACAACGTGATGTTCCCCTTGATGGTAATTATGATAAAACTAACGTTCTTCCCCCTATCTTAGATTTTATCAAGAATGGTAGTAAATATACCAAACCAGATAATGTACTTATAAACATACTTAAAAAGAAAGGGGTGAAAATCTAATGTTATTAATTACAGAACAAGTTGATAAACTCCTAACAGAATCAATTATTGATGAAGCAACTGGTAAAAAGGACTGGTTCATCAATGGTATTTTTATGCAAGCCGAGAAGCAAAACCGCAATGGGCGAATCTATCCGTCTCGTATCCTTGAACGCGAAGTGAAACGATATGACAATGAATTTATTCAAACTAGCCGTGCGATTGGTGAGCTAAATCACCCACAACATCCTAATGTTAATCCAGAACGTGCTTCACATCTTATTACTGAGATGAAGAAAGATGGTTCTAATTTTGTTGGAAAGGCTAAAATTTTAGATACTCCAATGGGTAATATTGTTAAAGGTTTGTTAGATGGTGGTGTCAACATCGGAGTTAGTTCTCGTGGTGTTGGTTCTCTTAAAAAGAGAAATGGCGTTAACGAAGTCCAAAAGGATTATCGTTTACTTACAGTAGATATTGTGTCTGACCCATCTGCACCTGATGCTTATGTTCAAGGTATTATGGAAGGAAAGCAATGGGCATGTGGAGTTGATGGCTCTATTCATGAATGTGACTGTGAGGCACGGCTAAAGGAACATCAAGATTTCATTAATAAAGTAGTTCGCCAGCAAAAGCTGTCTGAAGATACTAAATTAGAGATCTTTGATACCTTTATAAACAAGTTATAATTTATATTTGTATAAATATATAAAGAATTAAGATTTAATTAATTAAGGAGATAACCCTATGAAAATCAAAATGGAAGACGGTACTATCCTTGAGCTCAAGGAAGGTACTTATGTATCAGAAGATGAAGAGATTTCTCTGACTCTTGATGAAGCTGAAGAGCAAATCATGGCTGGTAAGGCTGAGATTATTGCTAAAGATCTTGAAGAAGCTAAGGCTAAAAAAGCTAAGGTTAAAGAAGATGAAGAAGACGGTGATGAGGACGAGGACGAGGATGAAGTAGAAGAGTCTAAGACTAAATCTAAGAAGAATGAAGACGAAGATGAAGATGACGAAGATGAAGATGACGAAGATGAAGAAGCAGATGAATCTAAGTCTAAGAAGAAGAATGAGGAAGTAGAACTTTCTTTTGATACTCTTGATATTGCTTCTGATATGAACGAAATGTTCGGTAATTCTGAGTTCTCTGATGAGTTCAAGGAAAAAGCCGGTGTAATTTACGAATCTGCTGTTAAGTCTACTATTCGTACTCATGCTGAAAAGATTGAAGAATCTATGGAAAGCAAGATTGAAGAATCTGTACGCGATGGTCTTGATGGTATTGTTTCTAACCTGAATAGTTATCTTGACTACATTGCTGAAGAGTGGATGGAAGAGAATAAGTTAGAGGTTGAACATGGTATTCGTACTGAGATTACTGAGGGCTTTATTGAAGGTCTTCGTGGTCTTTTCGAAGATGCTTATGTTGAAGTTCCTGATGAGAAACGCGATCTTGTTGCTGAACAAGCCGCTAAAATTGAAGAACTAGAGTCTAACTTAGATGAAGAGCTTAATCGCAAAATCACTATGAAGGCAGAACTTCACGAAGCTAATAAGAAGGCAGTATTTGATAAAGTTTGTGAAGAACTTACAGAGACTGAGAAAGCTAAGATGGTAACTCTTGCAGAGGATCTCGATTATGAGACTAATGAAGATTATAAATCTAAGCTGAATATTCTTAAAGAAAATTATTTCAAAACTGATGTAGAGGATGAAAATTCCGAGGCTCCGGTTGAAGCTAGCGTTTCTCCTGATGTTTCCGACTCTATGAATTCATACATCAACGCAATCGCAAAAATGACTGAAAAATAAGGAGAACTATAATGTTTTTATCTGAAAATGGAGAAACGCTGAAGGAAAAGTGGAATCCTGTATTGGAACACGCTGATCTACCAGCTATTAACGATGTTACTCGTCGTGACATCACAACTCGTCTGTTGGAAAATCAGCAGACTTCACTTGAAGAGGATGCAGTAGTTGCAGGTGGAATGCAGAATTGGGATCCAGTTCTAATTTCTATGGTACGTCGTTCTGTACCTCAGATGTTGGCTTATGACACTGTTGGTGTTCAGCCAATGACTGGTCCTACTGGTCTGATCTTCTACATGAAGAGCTACTATAATAATGCTTCTGGTACAGAGCAGTTTGCTCCAGGTGTTAAGCCTGATACTACTCATTCTGGTCCACATGTTACAGCTGATGCTGAGGCACTGGGTGGATTCATTACTGGTGGTGCTGCTTGGAATGAAATGACTTTCGGTATCGAGAAAACTTCTGTTGAAGCTAAGTCTCGTGCACTTAAGGCTAAATATTCAACTGAGCTTGCTCAGGATCTTAAGGCTATTCATGGTCTTGACGCTGAGTCTGAGCTTGCTTCTATTCTTTCTAATGAGATCCTTCAGGAAATCAACTGGGAAGTAATTGATCAGATTGGTACTGCTGCTAAAGCTGGTGCACAAAATGCAACTGTTGCTGGTACTTTTGACCTTGCTGATGCTGTTGATACTCAGAACGCACGTTGGGGTGGTGAGCGTTATAAGTCACTAATCACTCAGATCAATAAGGAAGCTAACATCATCGCTAAGGAAACTGGCCGTGGTGCAGGTAACTTCTTAATCGTATCTGCAGATGTTGCATCTATCCTTGATATGACTGCTGGTCTAGCTACTGACAATGCTCAGGTATCTACTGGTATGCAGACTGACATTACTCAAGGTCTGATGGCTGGTGTTCTTGGTGGTAAGTATAAGGTATTTGTTGATCCTTATGCAGCTACTAACACAGTTACTGTTGGTTATAAGGGTTCATCTGAGATGGACGCTGGTATTTTCTACTGCCCATACGTACCTCTTCAGATGATGAAGAGCCAGGGTGAAGAGGACTTCCAACCTCGCATCGGATTCAAGACTCGCTACGGCATCAAGTCTAATCCATTTGCTGGCGGTGCTGCTGCTAACCAGTACTACCGTAAGTTTACAGTTGCTAATGTATAATTAGTTAACTGCTAAAACGAAAAAGGGACCTTTCGGGGTCCCTTTTTTTGTCTTAGATCATTTCCAATTTGCGTATGGAATATCTTCTTCTTTTTCCTCTTTTGAGATTTCCTGTCCAGAGGTGATTAGAGACCAAAGTTCGGATAGTCCATCAACAATCTCATCTTCATATCGTTCAATTGATTTATTGACTCCTTTGTCAATATTTCCGAAAATTGTAAAGGCTTTGTAGATGTCAACCAATTGGCGGGTTGAAATAACTTCATCAATCCCACCATCATTAAAAGTCTTGCGAACTACACCTGAGAATTTGACAAGATCATCGATAATCTTTTCATCAACATTTCCAAGAATTTCTGCATTTTTCTTCAGAATTTTTTTCTCAGTAGCATCTCCTGGATATTTGATGCTGAAAGTTAATGGAAAGCGATCATTGAAAGCTTCGTTGAGGGTATTGGTATTCACATAACGGATATCACCATCCCCAACACCTTTAGTATTCATGGTGGCCATAACGGTAAAACCATCAGCAGCATAAACATCTTCATTGATTCGCTTCAAATAAACATACCCTTCATCAAGGATGCTCATCAGAGTAGATTCGCCCTTTTCAGTAAGACGATCTAGCTCGTCTAGAAGGAGGATTGCTCCTCGTTCCATAGCAACCACAGCAGGACCTTTTTCGAAGATCGTATTCCCATTTACAAGGCGGAAGCCACCAAGTAATGCTTCTTCATCTGTTTGAGATGTAACATTGAGACGGATTATCTCACGACCCGCTTTAGCTGCAGCCTCTCTGGTAAATAGTGTTTTACCTGATCCCTTTTCACCAACAAGTTTCATTGGGAAAAACTGCCCAGATTTCAATACTTTAACAATATCATTAAACTCACCCCAAGGGACAAAGTCCGTACGAGGTTTGTGGTAAAAATTGATAGTATGTGTTGATTGAACAGATTTGGTCTGTACAGGTTCAGAAGGTCTTTCATCAACCGAGATTGATTTAATTTCGTCTTCATTCAATGGAAGACGATAAATACCTCGAGCAATTCTAGTCTCTGGGGAAAACATTCCTGAAGGAATCATTACCTGATACTTAAGAGAAATTGCTTTAGCCTCAGCTGAAGTAAGTTCAATTCTACCGTAGGTATCCATGACCTTTTCGGCGAATCCCATTGGAGTTATTCTTTTCATGATATAGTCCTCATTTCATCAAAGGAATTATTCCTTTAATTTATATGTATATTATATCATACTTTGAGGCTCTTGTACAGGTTATTTTCAACTTTTTTGAAAAAGTTTTTTATATGTTATAAACTAAATTTATACTCAGTGTCCCTCTGAGGATAGATCTATAGGATCCTCTATAAAAATATTTTATAGGCCTATAAAAAATTTAATTGGAAAAAGTTGAAAAAAACCTACATTTTTACTCAAAGTATGATATAATATACATATAAGGATAAAAAATATAGGACACAAAACGATGAAAAGAGACATTATTGCAAAACTACTAGCCCAGGAGAATCTAACCATTCTTCGTACCAATGCTAGTACTGCATCATTTGATGTGAAGAATCGAGTACTTAAGTTACCTGCTTGGCAGGATATCACCAATCATGAAGAACTTCTGATGAAGCTTCATGAGGTTGGTCATGCTCTTTATACTCCTTTAGATATGGATCCTTCTCATCGTAAATTCCATGCTTCTATCAACATTGTTGAAGATGCTAGGATTGAGCGTATGATTAAGGATAAATATCGTGGAGCTGCTCATATCATGAAACTTGGATATAAGGGTTTGATTGAAAAGGATTTTTTCGGAATCGCTGATCAAGACCTGAATAATCTAGGCATCATGGACAAGATTAATCTTCACTTCAAAATTGGTGATCAAGTTCAAGTCCCTCTTGGAGAGGTTGAGCAGAAGTTCGTTACTCGAATTGAACAAGCTGATGACTACTCAGATATTGTCCATTTAGCACACGAACTTTACCTTCTTGCAAAAAGCGAACAAGAGGAAAAGGAGAAACAAGAATTTCAGGGTGATCCAATACCTGAAAATGATTCTCCATCAGATTTTTCCGACTCACCTAATCCACAAGCTGATTCTCAAAATCCTTTTGAAGATCAGGATCAAAATTCAGATAATTCTGATTCTGATGAAAATTCAGATGAATCAGGCAAGCCAACTGAAGATAATTCTGATTCTGATGAAAATTCAGAAGATGATTCAGAAGATGAATTAGAAGATGATTCAGAAGATCTAACTAAGACTCAAAGCAATTTTAATGATAATCTTAAGAATACTCTTAAAGACAATACTACAGTGATTTCAACTTTTGTCCCAAAAAGACACAATTGGAAGAACATCATGGTTCCTTATAAAGAATTTTATAAGGAAATTAATATCACCGAGATAGAGGATAGATCATATGCTCAAGAGGAATTTGCAAAATTCCATCGTCAGTCTAAGAAAGCAGTTGCAATTTTAGCTGCAGAGTTTAATCGTAGAAAATCTGCTAGAGACTATCGCAAATCATATTCTTCAAAGACTGGTGATTTGGATGTCTCTAAGGTATGGCAATATCAATTTTCTGATGATATTTTCAAAACCACTACGATCTCTCCAACCGGCAAAAATCATGGATTTGTCATGTATGTTGACTGGTCAGGTTCAATGACTGACAAAATTATAGATACTGTTAAGCAGACAATTATGCTTGCTCAGTTTGCTAGGAAAATTAACGTTCCATTTGAAGTGATTCTTTTCTCAGATCATTGGTATGATCTTGAACCAAATGGATATGACTTTCTTGATCCAGGTAAAGCAATTGAAGAAATAGGCGCTGGTACACCAAATCCACTTCCAAACGAGTTAATTGGAAATCATTATACTAAATTCCTTCAAGCCCTATCATCAACCATGAGTAACTCAGAATTCAAAGCTTCTATTAATAAATTTTTGGTGGTTGCAGCTTCAGCTGGATATGGTAGAAGTTCTTTACGTTGGCATGCTATCCCACATAAGTATAATCTTGGGTCAACTCCTCTAAATGCAACTTTAGTTTACGGTTTATCATTTGTTGAGGATTTTGTCAAGAATAACCGAATTGAAAAAATGAATTTGATCGTTCTGACTGATGGTGAGGATTCTAACTCATTCAATAAATATGTTGATCCAGAGAATCCTAGTAGGACTCAGAATATCAATTATTATTCATCATCATCTGATTCCGCGATTCTTCAGGTTCATGATGAAAAAACTCATAAAACATATGATTTAAGAAAAATACAGAACTATAATTACTATGTAATGGGAAGAGATGCTCTTACAACAACTTTTCTTCAAATGTATAAAGATCGTTATAATGCTACAGTAACAGGAATTTATGTTGGTAGTAAACATGATCTTTATCGTAAGATCAAGAGAAGAGATTATAATGTTCGTTCTAAACATCAATCAAATCTTAGAAAAACAGGCTTCTCTGAATTCCCATCAGATGGGTATGATGCTAATTTTCTTGTTCAAGCTGCTGATAATTCTTATGAAGATGAAGAGATTAAAAAACCAAATCCTAATAAGAAAGGTGTGATCACAAAGGGTGCATATGCAACTTCCTTCAAAAAATCACTCCAAGCTAAAGCAATTAACAAAAACATGTTGAAAAGAATTTCAGCAGTTATTGCCTAACATCGCATGATGTGTCCTCAATTAACCCCTCTCAGGAGGGGTCTTTTTTTAGATAAATAGTATTAATATTATAAGAGGATATATGTAATGGCGAATATGTTTGTGCCTGATGAGTTTAATACAGCCAGGCCTAGTAATTATAAATTAACGTTTCAAAGATTACCTGGAGTGACATTTCATCTTCAGAATGTCACTTTGCCGACTGTAACTATTACTGAGATTGATACACCAAATCCAATGTTGGAATGGCAAATTCCAGATGTTCATATCAATTATGATAATCTCAATGTTTCATTTCTTATTGATGAAGGTTTTTATAATTGGAATGAAATCCATTCATGGATGATGGAAATTTGGAATCCTGAATCTGGTAGCTCTATTTCAAATGTAGCCTCTTTATATTCTGAAGCATACTTACATATTCTTTCTAACAATGGTAATCCAATTAGAGAAATTAATTTTCATAATTGTTGGCCAACCTCTTTATCAGCAATTGAATTGACTACTATGGCTGATGCTGAACCAATTGTGTGTGATGTTGACATTAATTATACCCATTTTACTATGCTATAGGTATTAACATTTTGATCATTATATGATATAATTAATATTATTTGAGGACAATATTATGAGTGCTCTTGATGAATATCAAGAAATGGCAGAAGAGGATTGTAAGCTTGATCATAACAAACTTGATCGTAAAGCTGCTGAAATTCCAGTCTTAACTGCTAAATATCTAAGATTCCTTTCTAAAGAAAAGATCAAGCTTAAAGCACTCGATCAACAGCGTTCAATGATTTTTCGTGAACGATATTCCTATTATGCAGGATATGCAGATGAGTGTTATCAATATGTTCTTCAAAAATCTGAAATTAAAGCTTTTTTAGAGGGAGATACAGATCTTCTTGAAATAGAAGCAAAGGTTGAAGTACAGAAAGCTATAGTGGATTATTTAACTGAGGTTGTAAATATCTTGAATCGTATAGGATTCTCAATCAAAAATTGGATCGACTTTAACAAATTCCAAGCAGGTGGATATTGATGCATCTATCTAAACATAGTGATGTATGGATACGAGTGGATGTAGAAGACCCTGGGATATTATTTGAGTTAGATGACTATTTCAAATTTAGGGTTCCTGGTTATAGATTTATGCCAGCATTTAAGACTGGCCAATGGGATGGATTTGTCCATCTATTCAATACACGAAACCGAGCATTATATGTAGGCCTTATTGATAAGATCAAAGACTTTGCTAAACATTATAATGTAAAGTATACCATTGATCCAAATTTAGATGAAGCATTTTCTATTGACTATGATTTTGAACATCCTAATTTTGATTTAAGAGTTAAGGGTGAAGAGATTACACCTTATGATTACCAACATGATTCTGTAAGGTACGCAATAGAAAATAAGAGAGGTATTATTCTCGCTCCAACATCTGCTGGTAAATCCCTTATTCAATATTTGATTGTTAGAGAATGGATGAAGAGTCTTGATAAAATTCTTATTCTTGTTCCAACAATATCTCTTGTAAAACAATTGGCAGCTGACTTTCTTGATTACTCATCGGAAGATGATGATTTTGATAAAAGTCTAATTCATCAAATCTCCGGTGGAAAAGAGAAAGATAATGAAGCCCCTATATACATAAGTACTTGGCAAAGTCTTTTTCGTCAACCAAAGACATATTTTGATCAGTTCGGTGCTATTATGTGTGATGAGGTACATATCGCAAAAGCACAATCTATTACTAAGATAATGGAAAAGTTAACTAATTGTCCGAATAGGGTTGGTTTAACTGGTACACTTTCGGCTGATGATAATAAAACTAATAAGCTAGTATTAGAAGGTTTATTTGGTCCTGTATATCATGCAGTAACAACAAAAGAGTTAATGGATGATGAAACTATATCACCATTAGATATAAGATCTCTATTGCTTCAATATTCTGATGCAGAAGCTCAGGATTGCAAAAAGTTAACATATCAAGAAGAGATTGATTGGTTAATAACTCATCCAAAACGAAATGAATTTATTACCAAGCTAGGTTTGCTTCAAAAGAAGAATACATTAATTCTTTTTCAATTTGTTGAAAAACATGGGAAAGTATTATATAAAAAGATTAAGGAATTAGCTCCAGATCGTCCAGTCTATTTCGTGTCAGGGGAGGTTAATGCTGATAATAGAGAAGAAATACGAAGATTAACTGAAGGTCATGATGATGCTATTATTGTGGCGAGCGTTGGAGTTTTCAGCACAGGGGTGAATATTAGAAATCTCCATGTAATGATATTTGCACATCCAAGTAAATCTCGTATAAGAGTTTTGCAATCAATAGGAAGGATATTACGTAAGAGTGATAATAAAGATAAAGCTATTATGTTTGATTTAGCTGATGATCTTCGTTGGAAGCGACACAAGAACTATGGATTAAAACATTGGGAGAGTAGAGTTAAAACTTATAATGAACAAAAGTTTGACTATGAAATTTCTAATATCCGTTTACAATAATAAAAACATGGTATAATATAATAATATGGCTAAGAAAAAAGATAATCATTATATAGACAATCAACTATTTCTTCAACAGATGACTGATTTTGTTGAAGATTGCAATGTGGCATTTGAAAAGGGGGAAAAACGACCCATCGTTCCAGATCCTATTGCAGAATCTTTTATAAAAATTTCTAGAAAGTTAGCTAATCGTCCAAATTTTATTGGTTATACTTGGAAGGATGATATGATTCTTGATGGGATTGAGAACTGTATTAGATATTGCCATAAGTTTGATCATAACAAATCAAAGAATCCATTTGGATACTTTAGTCAAATATGTTACTTTGCTTTTCTTCGTCGTATTGCTCAAGAGAATAAACAAACTGACACAAAGGGTAAGATATATGATACCCAATTAGATAATAGAGATTTCTACCATCTTGATCATCAAGATAGAGGTGATATGAAATTTCATACCGAGCATTCACCGCTTGATCATTTGAGGGAGATAGAATGAATATAAGCAATATCAATCAAGATCAATATGAATTCATATTAAAATTATTAGATGAAACATCAATAGAATGGACTGAATTAGTTCCACGAAGAAATTGTAAAGAAGATTTAAGATCATTTGTAAAATTACAATATGATGAACAAATAAAAGGTGGACCGTGGAAAGCTCGTATTAGGGAACAAGGTTATGTTATATGAAAATAGCTTTAATCACAGATACCCATTTAGGAGCTCGTGGGGATAGTCCACTATTCGCTGACCATTTTGAACAATTTTATAATGAAGTATTTTTTCCATATTTAGAAGAGAACAACATAAAAGAGATCATACATCTTGGTGATGTATTTGATCGTCGTAAGTATGTAAACTTTTTCACTCTTAAACGAGCTGAAGAAATGTTCTTTTCCAATATCGTAGAATTAGGAATCACATGCAATCTGATTGTTGGTAATCATGATTCATATTTCAAAACTACTATTGAAGTAAATTCACCTGAACGATTACTTAAGGATCGTTTTAATATTATTCTGAATCCTACAACAGTACACAACATTGATCTTATTCCATGGATCTGCAATGAGAATGAACAAGAGATTTTAGATTATATTAAGAAATCTGATAGTGATTATTGTATGGGTCATTTTGATCTTGCTGGATTCTTTATGCATTCTGGTATTAAATCACAATATACATCTAGGTCATCTCATTTCCTAAACAAATATCATAAAGTATTCTCAGGACATTTTCATACAAGATCAAATGATGGCCATGTATATTATCTTGGTTCCCCATATGAAATGACTTGGGCTGATTATAATGATCCAAAAGGATTTGCTATATTTGATACTGAGACGGGTGAACATGAATATATCAATAATCCTATTAACATTTTTGAGAAAGTTGTATATAATAATGGTATAGAAGATATAAATTCTCTTAAAGATAAGATTGTAAAACTCTTTGTCAAGAAGAGAGATGAGTATACTGAGTTTGAGAAAGTTGTTGATACCCTTGATGGAATAACACTTGATCTAAATATCATTGAAGAAATTGATGATACTCTTATGATGTCAGAAGATGATATTGAAGATTTTGAAGCTATTGATACTCTTCAATATTTACGTGGCTGGGTGGAACGACTTGAAGAAGAGTTACATTCTGTTAAAGACAAGAAAGAAATAAAAACGTTATTGAGCGAAATATATAATGAGGCGTTAACAATTTGATTGAATTTCAAAGTATAAGATTTAAGAATTTTCTATCATATGGAAATCAATGGACAGAAGTATCATTAAATAGTTCTGACACTACTTTAGTTAAAGGTACTAATGGAAATGGAAAGTCAACATTTTTAGATGCTATTGTATATGGATTATTTGGTAAAGGCTTTCGTAAAAGTTCTAACCCAGATTTGGTTAATAATGTTAATCGTAAAGCTCTTTTAGTAGAAATTCAATTTAAGGTTAAGGGTAAAAAATATAAAATTGAACGAGGGATAAAACCTTCTATATTCAATATTTGGGTTGATGGAAAACAACGTCATAATGATGCTAAGATAAAGGATCAACAATATTGGTTAGAACAAAATGTTCTTGGGATGAATGAAAAATCATTCAGACAAATTATTGTGCTTGGTACTGGTAACTATACTCCGTTTATGAGATTAGCTGCCGGCGAAAGAAGAAAAGTTATTGAGCAACTTCTTGATATTGAAATCTTTGGTTTCATGAATGATGTTCTAAAAAAGAAATCAATATCTCTTAGAAATGAGGTATCCGGTGTTGAGCATGAAATTGCATTACTCAATACTGAAATTGAAACTGCAAAGAAACATATTAAAGCAAGTGCGGCCAAAAGTAAAATCACTAAAGAGAAAGCTCATAAAGAGGTTGAAAGATTACAGGGTCTTATCGATGAGCTAATTCATGTTAATGAAAATCTCCAATATCCTATCATTGATGGTATGGATAAAAGAAGAGATAAGATTCGTAATATTATTACTCTTACTGAGAATAAGATTAAAAAAGCTGAGAAGAAAATAACGTTATATCAAAAAAATGATGAATGCCCAACTTGTTCTCAAGGTATATCTGAAGAATTCAAAATCCAACAAATCGATTATCATACATCAGTTAAAGATCAAGCCGAATCTAATCTTCAACAAATGGACACTATGTTAGAAGATATTACTATAGATCTGAATACACATAAAGAAGTTTGTGATAAACGAGATACAAATGATTCAGAAATCTCTAAATATCAATCTCTCATTGAACGAATTCAACAAACAGTGGAAGATTTAGATGAGTCTCAAGATGAAGAATTTAAAGATGAGTTCGATAAAAATAACGCAACTGTTTACAAAAAGCAGAAAATATTATATAATTTATCTAATAGAACAAGATTATTTAATGTCATTGAATTGATGTTAAAAGATAGTGGAATCAAAACTAGGATCATTAAGAAATACTTACCAGTCCTGAATACCATTATCAACAAATATCTTAAGGAGTTTGAGTTCAACATTACTTTAACTCTTGATGAATTGTTCACTGAAACTGTAACCAAAAATGGAAAAGAGCTATATGGTTATTCAGGATTTAGTGAGGGTGAGAAATTAAGAATGGATCTAGCAATATTGTTTGCATTCCGAGAGCTTGCCAAAATAAAGAATTCAGTATCAACTAATTTATTGATACTTGACGAGATTTTAGATAGTTCGCTTGATCGTACAGGAATAGAACACTTCCTTAAGATAATAAGAGAGCAAGAGAATACTAAAATATATGTGATCTCTCATAAAGGAGATCTAGGAGACCACTTTAAGCGAACTATAAAGGTAAGTAAGAAGGGACAATTTTCACAAACGACGGAAACTATACTATGAAACTAAGTAAAAATACTATTGAAACATTGCAGAACTTTTCTTCAATCAATCCATCAATTCTTGTTAAACCAGGAAATAAATTACGTACAATTGCAATTGAAAAGAATGTGTTTGCAAATGTAGAAATTGAAGAAACATTCGATCAAGAATTTGCTATTTATGATCTAAATACATTCCTTGGAGCAGTATCATTATTTGAAAATCCTGATCTTGATTTTGAAAAGAAGCATGTTACTATTGCACAAGGCGGGAATTCATGTAAGTACTTCTTTGCTGATCCAAATGTAATTGTGACTCCGCCAAAGGATGATATTAATTTGCCAGCAGTGGATATTCAATTCAAACTTCCTCATGAATCTATTGATAAACTTCTTAAGGCCGCAAGCATTTTAGGTGTTGAAGATATTGTTATTAAGAGTGCTGGTAATAAGGTAGTAATGGAAGCCGCGGATACAAAGAATTCTTCTTCTAATTCATTCACTATTGAATTAGGTGATTATCAAGGTGATGATTTCTCTGCTTCTGTTAAAACTTATCACATTAATATTCTTCCAGCAGAATATGATATTGAAGTAAGTAAGTCTGGTATTTCTAAATGGTATTCAGAAGATCGTAAACTAAATTATTATATTGCTATGACAGTAGCTAAGTAAATTAAAATTTGAGAGTTATATTATGAAAGATGATTTCTTATGGGTTGAAAAATATCGACCTCATACTATTCAAGATTGTGTTCTTCCTTCAAATATTAAAGACACATTTCAGGAATATGTAGATCAAGGAGATTTTCCTAATCTACTTCTTTCCGGTACACAAGGTACTGGTAAGACAACTGTAGCTAGAGCATTATGTAATGAACTTGATCTAGACTACTTAATTATTAATGGATCTAATGAAGGTAGATCTATTGATGTACTTCGTACAACTATTCAAAACTATGTAACAACCATGTCTTTGAATGGTAAACCAAAGGCAGTGATTCTTGATGAGGCAGATTACTTAAATGTGAATTCTGTTCAACCTGCACTTCGTAATTTTATGGAAGAATTTAGCTCAAACTCTAGATTCATTCTTACCGCAAACTATGCTAATAAAATCATTTCGCCTCTTCATTCTAGAACATCTGTAGTAGAGTTCAAAATCAAAAAAAGTGATAAGCCAAAGTTAATGGCTCAAATGATGAAGCGTCTTATTGAGATTCTTAGAAATGAGAATGTTGATGTAGAAGATAATGCAATTGTTGCAAAAGTTATTGAGAAACATTATCCAGATAATAGGAGAATTTTAAATGAACTCCAAAGATACAGTAGTGGGTCTAATCTTAGTCTCGATATTCTTGGCCATATTGGAACTAGTAATATGGATGAGTTGGTTCGGGCCATAAAGAACAAAGACTTTAAAACAACACGCCAATGGATTGGTGAAAATGCTGATCAAGAACCAGATATAATCATTAAAGAAGTATATAATATTGCTTTATCAGATCTTGAATCTGCATCCATACCGGAGATTATTGTAATGATGAGTGAATATTTACATAAGCTTGCCTTTGCAACAGATCCAGAAATTCATCTTGCAGCATTCTTTGCAGAGATGATGGTAACAGCGGAGTGGAAAAATGGCTAATCCATTTGTTATAAGCAATGCTATTAATCAAGGCCAGGGCAATATCTTAAGAGAAGATAACCCACCTGAGTACAATGCATTCTTAACTAATCGAGCAATGTCTCAATTTTCTGACACAGTATTCCAAGCATATCAAGCTGATCTACTTGTTGATCTTGATCCTGAGATCCAAATGGATTATTATATAAATTCTGTTCGACCTCGGAAAAGATTTGCTAAATGGTATAAACCAGTCAAATCTGATGAT